AGGCTCGGGCATCGTAGAGTTCGCCGCACCCGACGGGACGACCGAAGAAGAGGCCGCCGACGAAGAGCTGTGGCAACGCGCGCATCCTGGCATTGGGACGCTCACGGATCTAAAGACGATACGCACCAGGCACGCGAAACTACCGACCCCTCAATTCTTGCGGGAGTATTTAGGCGTCTGGCCAGAGGATTACAACACGTCGGCCATCGACCCTGGTCTGTGGAATGACGCACGCTCGGCTTACGTCGAGAAGCCCGACTCGTTCGCCCTGGCGTTCGACGTGGCTCCCGACCAGTCGACGGCGGCCATCGCTGCCGCCTGGCGGGTGGACGGTGTGGCCTATCTGGAGATTGTCGACCATAGGCAGGGAGTGGACTGGCTCGGCCCGCGCCTGCTCGAGTTGGCTAAGCGTTACCGTGTGCTCATCGGCCATGACACGATCGGCGCAGCGTTGGTCGAGTCTGAGTGGCTGCAACGTCAGAAGCCTCGCCCGCGCATGAAGCCCTGCACGATGAAGGACGTTACGACCGGCTGTAATGTTTTCATGAAGGAGCTCGTCGGCCATCGTGTGCGGCACTTTGGTCAGCCAAGCCTTGACGACGCAGCTGCGAAAGCATCAAAAAGGCCGCTTACGGAGAACAGTTGGGCGTGGGGACGGCGTGCATCCGGCGGTGATATCACGCCACTCGTCGCTTCGACGCTCGCGCTCCGCACTTTTGACGCCATCAAGGAGCCCTCACGGATGGCTATTGTGAGCTCTCGGGCGTCATAATGACACGCCGATGTGCCCTTCCATTGTGCGGAAGCGTGCCGTATGCTAGACGTAATGGGAATTAGGAACGCATTACGACTCATCGAAGCCGGTCAGCAAATGAGCCAGCGCGGATCCAGCGCGGCCGTCGGCATCGTCTCACCCTGGGCGGGCGGTCAGCTCAACCAGATCGTGTGGTCGGACATCTTCGGAACCGAGACTCAGTTCGTCTCGCGCGTCGAAGCCATGACTATCCCGGCCGTCGCTAAGGCACGCCAGATTCTCGTCTCGACGCTGGCCAAGTATCCGCTCGAAGCTGTAGACGCTTCCGGTGCTGTCGTCGACCAGCCTTGGCTGCAATCGACCGACGGCGAGGTATCGCCATGGCATCGCATGGCCTACACAATCGACGATCTCATCTTCTTTGGCTGGTCTCTCTGGGGAGTTGAGCGCGACGCAGATGGCCAAGTCGTCCGTGCCGACCGTTGCCCTATCGAACGCTGGCAGGTAGACGCCGAAGGCGTCATCCTCATCGACGGCCAGGTCGCCGAAGAGGGCAGCGTAATTCTCATCCCTGGCCCCTTCGAGGGACTTCTTCGCGTTGGATCGCGCACCATTCGCGGTGGCGCAAAACTAGAGTCGTCCTGGGTCGGTAAAGCCACAAACCCTATCCCCGCCATAGACCTTCACGCGACCACGGACGACCCTCTCGAGCTCGAAGAAGTTCAGGCTATGGTCTCCGCCTGGGCGGACGCACGAGCCGACGTTAACGGCGCAATTGCCTTCACGCCCTACAACATCGAAGCCCGCGCCCTGGGAACGGCCGAGCCCGCTCTCCTCATCGAGGGCCGCAACTTCCTGCGCATCGACGTCGGCGCTGTCCTCGGCATCCCGGCCGCGCTCATGGACGCCAGCCTGTCGACCGCATCGCTCACCTACTCAACGCAGGAAGGCCAGCGGAACGAGTTCGCGGACTTCACGCTCCCCTACTGGGCAGAACCCATCCAGCAGCGTCTCAGCCTGGACGACGTTGTCCCGGCTGGGACGCGCGTCCGCTTCGACCTAAGCGATCTATACACGACAACCCCGAGCCCTACTGGCCCTCCGGTAGCGGACTAACGAAGGAAAACACATGGCAACTAATGCACAGATTGAGTCTGGGACGCTTTACGCAAACCAGGAGACCCGCATCGTCTCCGGCCTTCTGCTCCCTTATGGTGAGCTCGGCCAGACGAACATCGGGAAGTTCAGCATCGAGCCCGGTGCTGTAGTCATTCCCGAAGACCCCGAAGTTGTCACGCTGAACGTGCAGCACGACAACGAGACGCCCGTTGGCCGAGCAACTGAGCTCCTGGACACCCCTGCGGGCATCGTCGGCACGTTCCGCGTCGCTAAGACAGCGGACGGCGACCAGCTCCTCGCGGAGATCGCTGGCGGCACTCGGACGAAGCTGTCGGCCGAAGTAAAGAATGTTGTCATCCGTTCTCGGAAAGCCGTCTCAGGCTTCCTCTTCGGTGCTGCTGTCGTAGAGCAGGGAGCATTCCCGAGTGCCGCCCTGGTCGCCGAGTATGCCGAAGACACTCTCGTCGCCGAGATTATCGAAGCCCTCCCGAGCCCCGAAGCGGGCAAAGAGGAGATCGTAGTAGACGTTCTTCCCGAGAAGGTCTACGTCGACGTCGTCCAGCCGGACGGCACGATCGCACAGACCGAGTTTGTGCAAGATACCGCCGCAACATCCGACCCAACTACCCAAGGAGATACACCCATGCAGGCAGCCACGGCTCCCTCGACCATTCAGGCAGCAAAGGCTCCTGAAGGCGTCACCCTCAACGCAGCGACCGAACGCTTCGCTTCGGCCATGCGCAACGGAGAGACTCTCTCCGCAGCACTCGACGACATCACCTACAACGGAACCGGCGCTGTCGGTAACGCAATCAACCAGCCCCAGTGGCTCGGCCAGCTGTGGGAAGGCCGCGAATACGTTCGCCGCTACATCCCCCTCATCGGCTCGGGCTCGCTCACGTCGATGAAGGTAGTCGGATGGCAGTGGGCCGCCGATGGCGCACCGACCGTCGCAACCTGGACGGGTAACAAGACCGACGTTCCCTCGAACACCGTCGAGTCTGAGCTCGTCGAGACGTTCGCTCAGCGTTACGCCGGAGCACACGACATCGCCCGCGAGTTCCGCGACTTCGGCACGCCCGAGTTCTGGGATGCCTACTTCCGCGCCATGGTGCGCAGCTACACGAAGCTCACGGACGACGCCACCCTGGCGGCACTCGTTGACGCTGCACCGATTGTTGCTGCTTCCGGTGCTGGCGCGTGGGATCGCATCCTCGACGGCGTGGACGCCATCATCAGCAACGCCGTGCCTACGTTCGCCGTAGTGGCAAGCGACATCTACCGTTCGCTCATCACGACCCCGGCGCAGGATGGCCTGGCCTACCTGAACGCATCGCTCGGCCTGGAGACCGGATCCGTTGCTGGCTTCAGCATCGTTCCGTCGGCAGACCTGGCTCCCGGCGACGTTCTCGTCGGTGCTTCACAGGCTGCAACGTCCTACGAGCTCCCCGGCTCGCCCCTCCGCGTGGAAGCTGAGAACATCGCAAAGGGTGGAATCGACGTAGGTCTCTTCGGATACCACGCCGTGGCCTTTAACAACCTGTCCGGACTCGCCCGAGTCGTAACGGACTAGCACGCTGGGGCCCGGCTATCCCCCCGGCCGGGCCCCTTCCATCTACCAGGAGAAGAAATGGTATTCATTCCGGTCGCTGAGCTCGGCCCATTGTGGACGGGCGACGTTGTCGTCGGCCCCACGGCTATCGAGTTCGTCACGCAGACCGGAAGCCCTGCCACCCTGGAAGACTTCGCAACCTACACGATTAGGCTGCTGAACCCTGTCGGGACGGCCGTGCACACTCAGAACGGCGCGGTAATTGACGACTTCCTGGCGTTCACTTGGGGAATTACTTCCTACCTGGCAACGCCGGGAGTGTATTCATTCCATATCACACTGAAGCACAGTGGCGGCGTTCACGTCACGGCCGAGCCGTTCCGGTTTGTCGTGGAGAAGGCCGACGGCTGGCTGAAGATGGACGAGACCCGGTCGCTGTGGGCGGATGCTCCACAGAACGACGTCTACCTCTTCCAGCTCTTAGAGTCAGCCAAAACACAGTGTGCCACCTACGCGCCCACGCTCGGGCTCACGGACATCGTGCCGCTCAACTACAAGCAAGCGCAGCTCATGCAAGTCCGCGCCGTGTATATGTCATTCATCTCAAACCAGAATGACAGCGTGGGCATCGACGGATACCAGGTGCGCACGTTTCCCCTGGACTGGAACATCAAGGCCCTTCTGCGACCTAAGACCGGAAAGCCGGTGCTCGGATGAGCGTCCGCTCCGAGGTGGCCGACGCCCTGCGTCCGCTGCTCCCTGACACGATGCGCATCATCGACGTGCCACGTTCGCTCGACGGCGTGGACGCTAATCGGCCTGTAGTGCTGCTTTACCGCGACCGCCTGGAGAAAGCCCCGAACGCCCAGGGCGCATACTTCAGCACAATCACCGTGTGGATCATCACGCCGAACATCGACACAGTCCGCGCCGAGGATGCCCTCGACACGGCTCTCGACAACGTAATCGCAGCACTCGACCAACTCGTCTGGGCGAATTGGAAGAGCGCAGAACGCTCAATCTTCGGGGACGCACAAGCCCCGGCCTACCGTATCGACCTACAAGTAGCCACAACCAAGGAGTAAACCATGGCACAGATCGCAATCCAGCCCCTCTTTATGAAGGACGTTCTCTTCAGCGTAGGAACCGACTCCTACGAGAAGCACGTCTCTTCTGTCGTATTCACGCCCGCCACGTCGGCCGTCTCATGGAAGGGACTTGAGCCTACGTCGACCTTTACGAACGTCGGCACGGCCACCTGGACAGTTGACATTAGCTTCGCCCAGGACTGGGAGACCGTCAACAGCCTTAGCGCATATCTCTTCGCTAACCAGGGCGAGACGAAGACCGTCGTCTTTGAGCCCGTAAACGGCGGCCAGGGCTTCACGGCCGACATCATCATCGTCGCCGGTGCTATCGGTGGCGCTGTGGACTCCTACGCTGAGACGACTGTCTCCCTGCCCGTTCAGGGACAGCCAGAGCTCGTCTAGGCCATGTCTAGGCGGCTTATCTTTGAGTCGCCGCAGCTGGAGGCCGTCATTCTCTCTCTGCGAATTGCCGGGCCGGAGCTGCGCAAACAGATTTATGCGCAGTCCCGGGCGGCCATCGCTCCCGAATGGCAGTCGGATCTTGCTACGGCGACATCCGGCCACCCGTTCGCTAAACGAGTGATAGCAGACGGAGCCCGCGCAAACGTAACTACGCGCGGCGTGACGCTAACCGCAGCCAAGTCCTCTAAAAAGTTCTCGGGTGGATTCATTCCACTCAAGAACTTTGCGGCTGTCGAGTTCGGTGCGACCCGTAAGAAAATCTCTATACTCGGGCGACGCGGGACAAAGACCTATCGTTACACGCGCACCATAAACCAGCCCTTCGGCCCCAGACGCCGCAAAGGCTATTACGCATATAAGACCGGCGACGAATATATCTTTCGTTACGCCAGTCTTTGGATCAAGACCGTGGCGCGAACGCTACACGACGCAGTGGAAGGGAAACTTTAGCTATGGCTTCAGATGGCATTGACATAAGGCTAGGCGTAGACCCTTCGGGAGCCGTTGACGGCGTCCAAGATGTAAATGACGCACTAAAGAAAATTGACGACAACCTGGGCGATATCGCTAAGAGCGGCGACGCCGACCTGGGTAAAGTCGAAAAGTCACTGAAAGACTTAAACAAAGAAGCCCTGAAAACGGGCGATGAGCTAGACAAGTCCATCGGCAAGAAGACCAAGAAGGCCACAAAAGAAGCCGAAGGTGGTCTCCAAGAGTTTAAGGACGAAGCCAACTCGACGGCGAAAGAGTCGGCCGCTTCTTTCGACGGATCCGCCGAGTCAATCATCGACGCATTCCAAGAGATCGCAGCTAACGCATTCCAAGGCTTCGGCCCCGCCGGTGCTGTCGCCGGTCTCGCACTGGCTGCGGGAATTGGTCTCGCTTCCCAGGGATTCGCCCAAGCTGAAGAGGACGCCGCCCGAGTCAAAGAGAAGGTAAAGGCACTCGCCGACGAGCTCATCGCTACCGGCGGAAACGTCAGCTTCTCCTTCCAGGCCGACCAGCTGAAAGACCTTGCTACGGCCACCGACGGCGAGGGTAAGTCCCTGGCGGAGCTCAAACGCATCGCCGACCGTGCGGGAATGTCATACGGCGACCTCATCAAGGCATACCAGGGCACGAGCGACCAATACGACGAGCTGCTGAAAGATGCATACGACCGCGACGTCGCAATCAACCAAGAGATAACTAGCAACCAGAAACTGACCACTCTTGAGCTGAACAATCTCGGCGACCGCATCGTCGGCCTAAGTCAATATACGGACGCCGTCCTCGAAGGCCAGCGCGTAAACGAACAGGCCGCACTCGCAGCCGAAGCAGCAGCAGAAGCGGGCATATCCGCCCTGGAAGTAAAAGCGGCCGTCCAAGACCAAGTCAACCAGGCATACGACGACGCAGCCGGAAACATCGAGGCATACGTCAACGAGGAAACAAAACTCTTTGACACGGCCGCCTACATTACGGCCATGCAGGAGCGGGAGAAAGCCCTCGCCGAGTATCAGGCCGCCCTGGCAACGTCTGGACTCACTGAAGAAGCAAAGTCCTTCCTGGCCAGCCAGGGAGAAGAAACAGCCGCCCTCATGCTAAAGGGATACTCGACCGCCGACGCTAAGACCAAGGCGGAGCTCTCCCGCATCTGGACTGAAGCCGGGAAGCAAGCATCGGGCGACGCATCAAAGGAAATTGACGCCGGACTCAAAGACGACAAGACGGTGAAGATTACGGCCGACACCGGCCTGGCGTCCGAAGCGATTAGAACCTGGAACCCGGGCACGAAGACAATCGACATCCTCGTCCAGTGGAAAGACAAGAGAACAGGGCAGATTATCCCGTGACAACGACAATTACCAGCGG